GTCATATACTGATATTGCTTTTATTTTAGGTTTAGTGGCCGCAACATTTTTATATTCTTATCGATCAGGATTTAAAGAAGGTTACGGCGAAGGATTGATTCATGCATTGGAAGTATTCGCTGATGCAAAAAATAATTTAGATGAAGAAGGAGACGACGATGGAAATTAACGTCGATATGGATAAGCTAAGAGAAAACAAAATTTTCTTAGCGACACCAATGTATGGTGGCCAGTGTGCTGGTATGTATGCACGATCATTGGCCGAATTGACAGTGACGGCGAAAAACTATGGTATTCCGTTGCAGTTTTATTTCTTGTTTAATGAGTCATTGATTACTCGTGCACGAAATTATTGTGTAGATGAATTTATGAGATCGGATTGTACACATCTCATGTTTATTGATGCAGATATTGCTTTCAATCCAAAAGATGTTATTGCGATGCTTGCTCTTATGGCACAAGATCCTGATGAATACGATGTCATGTGTGGTCCATATCCGAAGAAAACTATTTCTTGGGAAAAGATCAAGCAAGCTGTTGATATGGGTGCTGCTGACGAGAATCCTAATAACCTTGAAAATTATGTTGGTGACTATGTCTTCAATCCTATTCGTACGAATATGGAGGAAGGTATTCAAATCTCAAAACCAGCACAGGTTGGTGAAGGTGGCACTGGCTTCATGATGGTTACAAGAAAAACCTTTGAAAAATATGCAGAGACATATCCACAGTTTTTGTATAGACCTGATCATATTCGTACTGCCAATTTTGATGGATCACGAGAGATCATGGCTTATTTCGATGCATTGATTGATGATAAGTCGCAGAATTTATTGCCTGAAATTACCGCCTTCTTCGATAAAAATCCAGAAGCAACAAAAGAACAAGTCATTGAATTCTTGGCAGACAAACGCTCTGGCCTCGATCAAGAAAAATATTCGAATCGATACCTGTCCGAAGATTACATGTTTTGTTATAATGTAAGAAGGATGGGGATGAAAGTATGGATGTGCCCATGGATGCAACTTAAGCATGTTGGTACATATGTGTTCGGTGGTTCTCTTGGACATATTGCATCGATTGGTGCAGCTGCCACAGCAGACCCATCTAAATTAAAGAAGTCAAAAAAGTAAAGGAAACTATATTATGAAATTGAATCCACGTACGACTCAGGTTTTGAAGAACTTCGCTTCAATCAATCCGTCATTGCAGTTCGATGAAGGTCAGAATCTTAAAACGATTTCGCCAAATAAAACTGTCATGGCCCGCGCAAAGCTTGATGATATTATTCCTCAAACATTTGCCATCTATGATCTGTCTCGATTCCTTGGCGTTGTGTCTCTCTTCGAAGATCCTTCGTTTAATTTCGAAGCTTCACAGGTCAATATTTCTTCGTCTGGTCGTAAGGTAAGCTATACATATGCCGATCCATCTACAATCATTACACCACCAAACAAAGACATTGATATTGGTGATGCTGATGTCGAGGTAGAGATCGATCAAGAAGTATTTGCTGAAATCATGAAAGCCATGGGAGTTCTCGGTTTTTCTGAAGTTGTGCTTGTTGGTGAAGATGGCAAGCTTAAGCTTCGAGCCACTGATACCAAAAATCCTTCAGCCGATAACTTTGACGTAGAACTCGGTGATACTGATTTGACGTTTAGTGCAGTATTTAAATCAGAAAACTTGAAGATCATTCCTGCTAATTATACAGTACGTATTACCTCTCGTGGTATTTCGCACTGGACAGCAGATGATGTAGAATATTGGATCTCTATCGAGTCAAACTCTGAATTCTAATAATGTCCACCTTTGTAGTTTTAATGTATAATGTATTTTTGTGTGAGGACTTATTATGCGGGATGAATTCCTATGGGTAGAAAAGTATCGACCTAAGAAAGTTGAAGATACAATTCTACCGCCAGATCTGAAAAAAACATTTCAGACTTTTGTAGATCAAGACAATGTTCCTAATCTTATTCTAGCTGGCTCTGCCGGTGTAGGTAAAACTACTATCGCCAAAGCCATGCTAGAAGAATTGGACTGTGACTACATTGTTATTAATGGATCGATGAATGGCAACATCGATACACTTCGCAACGATATTATGTCGTTTGCATCATCGGTCTCCCTCCAAGGCGGCCGAAAATATGTTATCCTCGATGAGGCTGACTATCTCAATGCTAACTCGACTCAACCAGCTCTTCGTAATTTCATGGAAGAATACTCACGTAATTGTGGATTTATTCTGACATGTAATTTTGTCAATCGTATTATCGAACCATTACATTCTCGATGTAGTGTGATAGAATTTAAATTGTCGAAGCAAGATAAAGTAGAGTGTGCTGCTCAGATGTATAAGCGTACATGTGGCATTCTTAAACAAGAGAATGTAGAGTATGATCGTGCATCTGTTGCCGAAGTAGTAAAGAAGCATTTCCCAGACAATCGTCGAATTCTCAACGAGTTGCAACGATATTCTGCCACTGGTTCAATCGATTCTGGTATTCTCTCAAATCTTGAAGAAGTAACAATCGACAATCTGTTTGGTCATTTAAAGGAGAAAGATTTTACCAGTGTTCGTAAATGGGTAGCTGAACGTAGCGAAGCCGATACGACTGCACTCTTTCGATCTCTCTATGATAAAGCAAACGATCATCTCGAACCAAATAGTATTCCACAGCTAGTATTGATCTTAGCTGACTATCAATATAAAGATGCATTCGTTGCTGATCATGAGATAAATATTACTGCATGTTTAACAGAAATCATGGCAAACTGCCACTTTAAATAATGTACGAAGAAACATTCAAAGATATGATCCCTGAATTGCTCGAGGAATTAGGTACAGAAGAATCTATTTTAGATTCCGAATATCCTCATATCTCGAAAAAGATAGTTGCACTATGGGGTTCAATTGAATGTTTAATGGCTTTAGAAAAAATGATATGTGACGTGTACGATCCTAGAAGAGGTGAGCGGCAAGGGTTTTCTTTGCAAGCCCATAAAGAAATACGTACACTTTTATATTTACATATGAATCGCTGGCCATTTTTAAATACTGAATATACTACAGGATTAAGACAGCGTGAACTTTTTCAGTAAAAAACGACCATTATGCGAAGTACAAGTTTGTTCTAACTTTTTAACTGAAGAACCGGCTATTATACAAGTTGGTGAACATGAGTTTCAAGTTTGTGAAGATTGTGCTAGAATAATGGAAATCATGCATGAGAAATTTGAAGAGAGATTAGACGATGAATCCATTTGACTTTTTAAATACCATAAATCAAACCAAGCAGAATCTCATGGAGGAAGATCCTGCTGTAGAAAAAGAATATCCTCCTTTTATGATCAATCGCGGCCTGTCATATTTTAATGACACAGTCGTTATTGCAAATGAGATGAATAGATATCATCATCTCGATAATAAGCTTCAATACGAGTTTTTCCTAAATATAGTTAGATCACGAAAAAGATTTTCGAAGTGGTTTAAAAAAGAAGAAGACGGTGATGTTGAAGCGGTAAAAGAATACTATGGTTATAGTAATCGCCAAGCAATACAAGCTCTGTCTATACTCTCTAGTGAACAAATAAAAATTATAAAAAGTAGATTAGAAAAAGGCGGTTAACATGAATGATATCATTGATTCTCTTGTGGAAATTATTTTAATTGAAGATGATAACTTTCTAAAGATAAAAGAAACGCTAACACGTATTGGTATTGCATCACCAAAAGACAAAAAGCTTTATCAGTCGTGTCATATTCTTCATAAGCGAGGCAAGTACTACATAGTACATTTTAAAGAGCTCTTTGCTTTGGACAATAAGCCAAGTAATTTTTCTGAAGAAGATAAAGGCAGACGAAATACCATTATCAAACTTTTGTCTGACTGGAATCTATTGAAGGTTGTGGATGCTTCTAAAATTAATGATCCAGTGACACCAATTAATCAGATCAAAATCATTTCTCATAAAGAAAAAGCAGAGTGGGAGCTTGTAGCTAAATACAAT